CATCCAATCCAAAGAACTTATCAATACCATCAGTAACAGATTTACCGATTCCTAAAACATTGAATTTTGAAGAGATATCAATAGATTTTTTGAAATCAAGTTTTGTTTTCTTAGTTGGTCCAAAGTTCAACGCCCAATCATAAGGTTCTGGTTCACAATTTTCACCTTCACATGATAGTAAGTTCAAACCTATCTGAGCATAACCCATTGCTTTTTCAATAAATCCCATGAATGATCCGATAGGTCCTAAAATACCAGATAGTGAACTCATTGCGTCACCTATCTTACTTTCAATGTCATTGAACATTCTTGTGTTCAACCCACCTAAAAATTGTTCTGCAGCACATAAAGGTGCTTGAATCAACTTACCAATCAATCCAATAAGAAAATCTTCTATGACCTTTTGTAGACTTTTAATTATATTTTCTATAACACAATTTATTGAATCGACTGCTTTCTTGACAGCGATGTCTTTCAATAAACTATCAAGTTGTAAGAACCCCATGAGTTGCTCCACCAACTCATAAATTTTTGCAAATAAAAATTTTCTTGCTAATCTAATAACTTGAGCATATGCTCCGGATATCAATTGTGCAGTCTGCCTTACTAATGCCTGCACATCTCTTAGTTCATCCATTATAGGATCTATGAAGGTGTCTTGAAACTTAGTGAATCCATTTGACACTTCAATGAATGATGCTAATGCTCTGCTCAGATCATTCATAAATCCTTCTTTACCTTTACATTTCTGTGCTCTTCTTACTACTATCTGCTGTTCATCTATGTAAACCTGTTTAGTTTGGTCGAGATCGGAACTCTCGTTATTCTCAGTTGGCAATCCATTCGTGATATATGCATTTTTACCAACTACGTCATTAAGTTTTGACCAACTAATATTAGGATTTGAAGTTAGAGGTTTGAAATAAGCAGAGGAATCAGCACTTGCAAGGTATGCTTCAGTATTTGTGATGTTTTTACCTGAAAAACATCCGGCAACTATGAATGGTACTTGATGATCTTTATCAGCATAAAAACCCCATACGGTCTCACCACCCTGCAGGCACATTGTTGTGCCTGCATGTCCCTTACCTAATCCCATGATAGGATTCATCATGACATGTGCCCATGGCAGATCTTTGTCAGGAACACCGTTCTCTTCATCCTCACCCTCGGCAGGGTGTCTACCTATTATTCTTACTTTTACTCTGTAACCAAATTCTTTATGAAATTCTCTCCACGCAGCATCAGATGTGACATGACCGAACCACCAGTCAAATCCATCTTTGCCTGTAAAATCGATATCAAGATTTGATTCTAAAAATCCTGCCATTTAGTCGTCGTATATGAGACACTCTGGTTCATCAGGATGCAAATCACAGAATAATTCAAGAGCGTTTGGATCGTGGTGATCGCCCGCCTCAATTTCATCTTTATGATGCTCCATATACTCTTCAAGTTCATGCAACTCTTCCTTTGCATGCCTTCTAGCAGCAGGACTTGCGATAGGGTCTTCAATGACATCTTTGTCGTGTGCTATGTGATCTTCGATACTTTTCATTTTGTTTCTGAGTAAGAGTCTCTAACTAATTTCAATCCGGTGAAATCACCTTCAGAAAGAAACTGATGAGACAGTGATTTGATCATATAGAAACCGGAAGCGGGATTTACGTTCCCACTGTTAGGTTTATCTATATTTATTCTAGGAAATTCAACCTCTATTACGGTTCCCGCCTGTAATCTCAGATTCAAAGGAACCGTAATGGTCAGCACCTCTGAAAAAAGTGCTGCATATCTTGAATGTATCCTTGCTCTATATTTTACCTGTTCTTGGTTAGTTTTGCCATCTGTTATGTTATCTTTGTCGTATTTCTCTCCTTCATCAAATGTTCTGGTATCTATAATATCACATCTATATCGAGACTCTGAAAGAAATTCTAGTGGGTTGTGTGTCACCTCATTCGCCAACACAGCTCCTTTACTGTCGCCTGATTCTATCTGAGATTTTGGTTTGAACTCATGTTTTGATGAAGGATCTCTAACAGCAACTGTGTGTGCTTCGTCAAGAACATCAATAAATGTGTGAAAAGATGCATATTGTCCCTTAGAGAGTTTATCGAGTAGTGCATGATCTTTAGACCATGAAGGTCTGCTTGCTATTCTATAATTACTTCTCTCGTCTAATGCATCCATAGTGCTTGATTGAAAATACTTTTCAATCTGATCTTTAGCATCGATTGCTTTTCTAAAAATGTTATCCACACTCTTGAAGAAATATCCTGTAAGTGTTTCCCAAAAGAAGAACCCACCACTTCCAGAGTTTGAAGTGTCAGTACCAGTATCACCCTCAATTGCAGGGATTGAATGTGATGCCAACCAAACACAAGTATTCAAGGGTCTTTTATAGTTTCCCATAAATTGAATTGGATATTTCGGTGTCTCAAAATCTTCTGAGATTCTATCATCAGGCACTCCTATTGTACCTAAGAATTTTTTTATAAGTTTATCTGCTTTATCATCATACTTTTGAACCAATCTCTGAAGATTATTGTATATAATGCCTCCAGTTTCTAATTCAAGAGTAAAAAACTCTTTCTTCTCAGTGCTCCCAGTATTAATGATATTAGTGATAAACAAAGGGTAATTAATAAAATCTACATTCCCTGTTGGATGCTCTATAAGAAGTTGACACCTTGATCCGCTTCTGATAGGAATATTTTCCTTTTTACCAAAGGTGTCAAATATAGTTACGTTTATGTGCATTGAGGGATCTGCTACATCCTCATATATTTGAATAGGTCCTACAAGAGTCTTCAATTCATGACCCACACTGGCATTTGGATCGAACACAACGACCGATTTTATTTGACTTCCTCTTGAATATAATGCCATTACACAGTTAGATTATTGAAAGCATGTATGCTATTTAGAGTTCCATTATAAGCGATTGTTGAACTATCACCCGGATTAAAACTTACTTTTGTCCCAGAATTATTAATTGTAACTTTATTAGGTCCCATATTCTTCTTTATAGGATTTTTATTAAGTAATCTATTTCTTACTGGGTCGTTTACTCTTGTGTTCTTTCGTAACACTTTGTCTATAAATCTTAATGATTTACTTTTAGTGCTCAATCCTTTAGTGCTGAAATCTACACCAGAATCCATTCTCTTCATTGCTTCTATTATCTCTTCTATCAATCTCTTTTTTTCTGCCTGCTCTTCAAGTCGTTTTTGAACTTTTAATATGTCCTCGAATTCTATCTTTTTTCTTCCAGAAATTTTCCTTCTTACAAAACCAAAAATTCTTCTCCTTACCTCATTTATTCCAAATTTCTTAACAAGTGACGCAAATCCTACTTTTTTCGCCAATGGTATGAGACCTAATCCTCCTGTTTTTGCTACGACTAATGATCCCACGATACTAACACCTAATGCTGATACACCTACTTGAATACCTTTCACATATGCGTCGTTTATAAGTGTTTGGGTCAATCCTCCATTACCCCTAGGGAGTATTGGATTTATTAGGTCTCCATTATCATCACGACCTGAAGATCTAAGGATAAATCTAATAGTTCTATCATCATATCTACCAAATTTATCTAATGCACTATCAAAATGATCAAGTGATTCGGTAAATTCTGTTCTCCTACTCAATCTTAAGTTTTGCTGCTTCTCTAATTCCTTTCTTCTAAATGACGCACCAGTGACCCCAGTGGCACGATCAGCGATACCAGAACCTAAAGAAGAACCAATAAATCCACCTATCAAAGCACCTACTACAGGTATAGGAATCAATGCCTGTCCTATTGCAGCACCGGCAATACCACCCGCTAAACCACCACCAGTCCCTGCTATTGCCTGTAGGTTTGTTTGACCAGAACCTTTCCTACTAGCAAAGTCGAATCCAGCTAAAAGAGTGTTTGTAACAACATTACCTTTACTTATTCTTCCTAATCCTCTAAAATTCAATCTACCACGTAAACTAGAAAATCTAGATGGTTTGACTCGATTAAATTTGACAATATTGTTTGATGCGACATTTGGTTTACCCTTTATCCCACCAATTCCACCACCAAGTAAAGACAATAAACCGGCACCTGATGCCACACCATCTGTAATTCGATCGCCTCTTCTTTGCTCCTTGAAACTTTCTCCTATGCTTCTAAAAGAAAAAATACGTTTTTTAGATAATTTCTTTTTTTGATCTAATAACTTTGTTTGGTTTCTTATTTCATTAAGAAATGACAGTTTGATCTCTTTTCTAAGAACATTCGTTGTCTGTGTTAAGTTTGTTTTTTTGTTAAGTAGAGCAGATGTATTCATGATAATAGAGTAGATCCGTCATATTCTAAGATAAATGCTATCTTACTATTACTCGCATACTCTGGATTTATAAAAATTTCAGATGATCCGGGAGCGACTCCAGATGAAAAATCTGGTACAAAAGCTTGATCATTATCATCATTGCTTTCACTTAGGAGGTTCAATATTCTAAGCACATCTTCTGCCGTTTCTGGATCATTTTCCTTCAATAATTTCAATTCTTTGTTAAACTCTTCAGTATCTTTCAACTCTGAAAGCATTTTTAATGTTTCTATTTCTTGTCTTGATAAATTTTCAATATCAAAACCATCTATTTTTAGATCTGTGTTTGTTGAATCTATTTCCTCTTCACTATCTTGATTAAATAAATTCTTAACTAATTCCAATGGTCCGGGTGGAGACTCTATCTCTTCTTCAGTTTCTTGTAAGACTTGTCTTTGATTTGGTAATTTTTTATTGAGACTATTAGTTAGAATATTATCGAATCTTCGAGTTGTGTTTCTGAATCTTCTTACATCATTTCTTGTAAGAATATTGGGTAATGCTTCTCTTTTTTGTAATTCAAATCTTCTCTGCTCCGAATCACCACCACTTCCAAGGGCAGCACCGGCACCAAGTAATCCACCACCTAGCAGTAATTGTGGGAGTAAACTCGCTCTTCCACCACTCATACTCCTAGCAGCGACTCCACCTCTACCACTCAATAAGAGTCTTGCCATCACAACAGTGCTTACAACTTTTATAATCTCAGGTAAAAATGCTGTCACTGCAATTCCTGCATTTTCAAATCCTTTACCGGTATCTCCCTCCAAAAATGCCTTTCCGGATATGATTGCTGCAAAAACACCAAATTTTCTCCTAAAATCTCTAAATGATGCTGCAAGACCAGTAACCTTTTTTTCTTCTTCTTCTAGTAATTCTTTCTCTTTATCTGCTAGTTCCTGTTTTTTCCTTGATGTTAGTCTTACCTCTTCTGCAATAGACTTCAGATTATTATTGACTATCTCTAATTCTAACAAAAGACTTCCAAGTGCCTTGGTGTCACTTTTTTGAAGACCCTTCTCAGGATCCATTTTACCTGTCAAACGATCAAATGCAGTTGACATTCTTTTAGATAATGCCCTGACTCCAGAAAATTTAGGTTTATTGACTTGAGTTTTCTCCTGATTGTTTACCGGAAACATTGGAGTATTAGAACGCACCAAACTTTGAGGGAGCATCATGCCCCCTTGCATTATTAGTTTTTCGTTTGGTTCAGGCATTCCTTAGTTGCTCTGCTTCTAAATTTTTCTTATCAATGTAATTATGAAGCATTTTTAGATATGTTTGTTTCTCCCATGGTATCATATTTTCCACCTCACTAATGCTCCAGTTATGATACTGCACTAAAGCAAACATGTTCTCCATATAATTTGATAGAGACTCATGATACATCATTATGCGAAAAAATTTGATAGTCCCTCAATTAGAATATCATTATCTTTTTTGGTGTTAGGATTTTTCACAGTTGTCCTATATGCTAGTTTAGGCATAGTTGAGAAGAAGTTTTCTATTTTTTGAAATTGACTTGAACTTAGTTGTCCAATAAAGTCTAGTAATTCTTTTCTAGAACAATCTGAGCTCGTCCACGCTTCTTCCTCATTATAAATTTGTTCGATACAATCAACGACGTTATCAAATGCTTTATCAAGTAGTTCATTATCTTTTATAGTCGATGTTATAAAATTACCTTCAACAAATTGAGTCAAAGATGGATACTTTAATTTTAGGAATAAATTATCTCCTAAATCAATAGTATTACTATGATCATCAGGCACATCTAAGATTATGTCTGACATTTGTATGGTCAAAGGCACTGTTGTCTCACCATCGTCTTGACACGTAACAACCAAATCAACTGATTCACCCACTGATTTACCCCTTATATTGAGAAATAAGTATTCTAAATCAAAACTAGGTAAATCTTCCACTTTGATGCCACGAGTGAGAATACACGCCTTCAAAACACTTTTTAGTGTGTTATGAATCGTTTTTTCATCACCACTTTCAAGTGCCACAAGCAAAGATTTCTCTTCCTTGACCAAAAATGGGCGAAATTTTACTTTTTTACTGGTTGAAATAAGATCTAATTCAAATACCGGTGTAGAAACCTTTGGTAATGGCATAATTTTTAATTCAGTATATTATATAGCACTCATAAATGGACTTATTAATTTTTGTGCTTTTTCTCTTAGAGACTCGTCGTTATCGTTTGTCCTCGCTCCTCGATTTATCGTAAAATAGTCATATTTGAAAGTTACAGTGGTTTTAACAAGTTCTGCTCTACCATACGCCAAGGGAGCAGCGATAATACTTGAAGGGAAACAATTCTTCATATAATATGTGATAAAGTTTGGGTTTCTCTTTTCAACCCCTCGTTCCTCATTCAATCTCGACTCTGGTTTTAGAAAATCATGACTAAATGCTGTGATTTCCATCTCACACTTATATGATCTTGGATATTTTAGTTTTTTATATGCATTATCCCTACCTCTTTGACGATCAATGCTGCCATGATTTTGACTTTCTATCTGTATAGGAGAAATGTATTCCAACCATGAATTGAAAACCTCTTGAGTGAAATAGTCTTTTTGGGCGTAGAATGTAAGGTTAAAATCAGGATATCTTCTATAAACAGCATAATTCTGAGTAATACCCTGTCTCAATCCACTGACTGCTGCAGTTTGAATCTGTGAACCGGGTAAAACTGCTTCTGAGCAGAATAATGCTAAATTATCACCGGGTTCATTGATTATATCATTAGATGGTAGTATTACATGTTGTTTGATAAATTGCATAAGGGTTGGAGTTCCACCCACAGTGTTAAAGTTGATATAGACGTCATAAAGATTGTTAAATGCAGGAACTGCATTGTCAAAACCACCGAGATTATACAACTCCTCTGTTCTTAGGTAAAATCTATCTTTTGAAAAAACTCTTGGATTAGGCATCTAAATAGATGGACAGTATATACTATGTATGTCATATAAGGGGAAGTTCC